ATAAACTGGGACAAAGTCCTACGCAAATCTTAACACTGGGGGCATCTAGCCCCCTTCTTATTACAGGAGCATACAATGAACAACACTATCAAAACATGGATACAAACAAACAAAGGAGCATACGGATACTTCATCGTCCAAGTGTGGCACGACACAGAAACAGGTGAATATGAAACCGACAGAGTATCTGATTCAATGGAGCAATACCAATTCCCTACTGAAAGGGAGGCTATCAGGGACTTCGAGAAAGGGAACCGCGATGAGTATAAGAGTATCAATCGCTCTTGGGAGGTAAAAGAAGGGTGTTATCGTTGGTAACGAACCTATCTCACGCCCTTCAGGCTATTGGCGCTGGTCACTCGGCGCCTTTTCTTTTTTAACCACCCTAGAACAATGCCTAACTACTATCATCAATGCCGAGGCCCTACCGGACCGAGTCTGCATTGTCCAGAAAATCTGGTTCCGCGTGTTCCACGACTCTGTGCCCATGTGGAACCGCCAAGTGGAACCAAGATTTTCGCTATAACCATGCATGCTACGATGCTACTGCATCCATGCTGGTTCCATGGTTCCATGAACTGCAGGTTGCACCCTGCCATCGGACACCGGACCGAGAACATTGGTTAGTTTTTAAATAACCTTTTTTTCGTGGAACCAGTGGAACCAAGTCATTAAACACCGGTTTAATAACGCTAATCGTGTTCCACGGCTCGTGGAACCATGTGGAACCAGTGGAACCACATTCCCGACCCGCTCGCTCCCCTTGGTCGCTCGCTCTTGAACGGTGAACAAGTTCACTCGTTCTCTTTTATCTTGAGGGTAAGTTAATCAACCAAAGGAGAATAAAATGAACAAACTTAAAACAATTAAAAACAATCAGGACCCTGACAACGGGCTCTGCTATGTTCACAAACATCTAGCCGACGGCACAATCGTCTATGAAGAGCCGGAGATTAAGATGACAACCTGCCAACACCCTGAGTGTGCACACAGGCTAGAGAGCGAAGCCATCGACCAGATGATTTTCCCTAGCTATTGCACTAGCGACGGCGAAGGCTGGTGGATTTGCGTCCCATGTGCATACAAGTGCGGGCTTTGGGCCTAAACCACAGCTCGGAGAACGGGGAACTCGAAGACTTAGTTCCCTCGTTCTCTTTTATCTATAAGTAAGTTAATTAAATCCTAGGAGGATATTATGATTGAACTATTATTATTCATACTCGGCTTAGTATTCGGCTTCATGGCTGGATACCTTGCTATGTGCATCACAGTTTGTGAGGCTTCATGGACTGAGATTTACAAGCTCAGGTCCGAATACAAACGCGATGTGTCTAAGTATCGCGAATGGGAGAGGGAGCAATAAGCTCTCTCATCTCGAGGGGGGAGCAACAAGTGGCTTCCCCCCATTTTATCTATAAGTATATTAATTAAGGAGTAAATTATGTTTAAAGTAATTATTGCAGGTGGTCGTGATTTTGATGATTATGATCTTGTTAAATCTAAATTAGATAATCTCTTGGTCAATCGTGATCCTGTTGAGATTGTCTCAGGCACTGCTCGTGGTGCAGATAAATTGGGCGAGCGTTACGCTTATAAAACCAACTTACCTGTTGCACGCTTTCCAGCTAATTGGCAGTTGTATGGCAAGTCAGCTGGTTATAAACGCAACGCTCAGATGGCTGATTACGCAGATGCATTGGTGGCATTCTGGGATGGTAAATCCCGAGGCACTAAGCACATGATTGATTTAGCTAAATCAGCTGGGCTTCAGGTTCGTGTAGTTAATTATTAACTACACGACCCACAAGGGGGGAGCAACAAGTGGCTTCCCCCCACTTAATCTATAAGTAAGTTAATTAAATCCTAGGAGGATATTATGAATATATGGTATGGAACGGGTGAGAACGCTTGGCTAAGTAATTTAGCTGAGCGTCCTTTTAAAGATAAGGTTGGTAGAGAGTATGTCTCTGTTGAGCATGCTTACCAGACCTTTAAAAGCGGTAAGTTTGACTGTAGAACTTATGAAAAGCCTTGGAAGGCTGGGAGTAAGTATGTAGGCATGCTTAGAGCTAAGACTGAGGATAACTGGAACATTGGGCTTATGGAAGACCTAATGTTAGCTAGTTTTGCACAGAACCCCGGAATATGGGGTGCACTCTGTCTTACTGGAGGAGAATATACCCATATCCAAGATAAGGGTATATGGAAACATGAGTTTCCTAGAATCCTAAATATGTGCTACATAGCTGGCTATGTGAAACATATTGCAGGCGGTGGATTAGCTAAATAGCTAATCCCAGACGGCGGGCAAGCTCGCTCGTCTGTTTTTTTCTTAAAGTATATCGATACGGGTGTATTGATACTTAATCACAACTAATACCAAAGGAGGTAATCATGTTGTATTCATTATATATACTAAAGCCGGGTAAAGACGGCAAACAGAGACCAAGAGAACTTGGAATCGCAACTACTAATAAAGACGGTAGTTTACTTTTACACTTTGATGTAGCCATCCCGCTAACAGCGGACAATGAGCAAGCCAAAGTGTTCATGAGAGTCATAGAGCAAAAAGCTCAGACTGACTCAGCTCCTGTTCAAGCGGGCACACCTACTGAGAATGTAGCAGTGGCTTCAGCTTAAACAGCATAAGGCTACCATGTGACGCCTTCCAACACACATGGCGTTGATTACGGAACATCCATGGGGGAAATGAGAAAGTCCCCCACCTTATTTCTAATAAATGGCAGGTCGCAACTGCCTATAACACTTAACATCGATAATACCGGGGAGCTCGTAACTCCCCACTGCTTAAGGAGATAACTATGGAATGGAATGAAGAGAATGCAACCTTAGAATGCCCCGACTGCGGAAGGATTGCCTTTGGTGAAGAGCCAAGAATTGTTACACCTTGCCTACTTTGTAGAACAGAGGTGATCATAGACCCAACCACGGGCCAAGAGACTATAACTATTAAATCAGAATAAGAGAAGCCGAGCTAGTAGACGCGTGCGTCGAAGACTCGGCTTTTTTTATGTTATAAACAGATAGCTCTGCCTGCATGCCTCGCTCCTAATCGCTCGTCGCACGCTTCGCGTCGCTTCCTCGCTCGCCCATTTGCGACAGGAGTTGCGCTTTGGCGCACCATTCGTTCCGCACGCTTCGCGTTCGCTTCCACTCATTACTCTAATCTGTCGCAGGCCGGGCGTTAGTCACTCGGCTATGCACAACAGACTTCCTACTTTCCCCGACCTATCGCAAGCGAAAAGGTCGGTATTTTTCTATAAGTATGTTAATTAGTTCATTAGGAGGTAAATATGAACGAAGTAAAGATACCTTATGAGGTATTTAAACAAGCCGAGAGAGCGGAAACGCGTTCGCGAGCTGAATATGTAAGATCTAATGAAGTTCTTGAGAACTCACTTAGAAAAATAAAGCCAAAAGGAGGACACTATGGCAAAAAGAAGTAAAAATGTGGATCACTTTGATCCATCTGACCAAGAAACAGTGGAGTTGGTCACTCCAGATGAGACACCAGCATCTGCTTGGGTAGAAGATACCATTGCAGACCCTGTTGGCGTAGAAGAAAGAAATACCCCGACCTCAATCCAGCTACCTGATTACTATTTCAGGAAGTATGCACTAGACGCAGAGGGAAAGCCTACATTTCAGGCATCCCGGGTCAAAGGCATAATGGAAGTCTTTGAAAGCAAAAAGGGAACACCTATTGCATTCATGGGCAATGACGACAAAGCGAAAAAGAAGGAACAAGATTACTTCGATTCGCAAGTCGAACAGGTTGCACTCGGTTTACAGCCTCTGTTGGAAACCGATCCGCAATCAACTGGTATTAACTTCTTGCAACTGACCACTAGAACATGGGCAGAGTTCGCAAGCATAGCTTGGGAATATCAAGACGACGCTACCAACGCTAATCCAAACGAGGAATTACCTACATGGTTAATTGAGCGTGAGGAAAAGATGTTTGGTCTTGGTCGTAAAGCAAGAATGTTATCAGCAGTAACGGCTCAAGTAGATGATAAGTTTGGTCTTAGTAATCTATCTTTGAGTGCAATAAGAGTTCAAACTGAAGTTGAAAGACGACAGCAAAGGCTCGCTGAGTGGAACTATAACAACTGTGTCGACATGTCGGTCAAAGTTGCTAGTGACCTCAACAAAGCAACAGTTGAGCACACACAATCTGTGTTTGCTGTAGCTTAACCTTTATATGTATCTGAAACTATGGGCGTCAGACTAAGTAACGCAGTCCTTGCAAGACAAGCATATATCACTAGGGAGTTCGTGTTAGTTCGCGAGCTCCCTTTTTATATTTTAAAATTATCTATTTAACATAGGAGGAAATTATGGGAATGGATGTATATGGGCTAGAGCCCAAAATAACAGGCGAACACCCCGAAATGCCAGATTTTTCTGATCTGTCAAAGGAGGAACGCCAAGAATACTTTAATGCCGTGGAAAAATTCGAAAGAAGTAACCCCGGTTATTACTTTCGTTCTAACATTTGGTGGTGGCGTGCCTTGTGGATGTATGTATGTGATCTTTGTGAAGATGTTTTATCACAAGAGGACATAGATGGCGGACACGTTAATGAAGGTTACGAAATCACAAAAGATAAAGCAGCGGTAATGGAAGAGCGTATGGCTGGAGCCATAGAAATAAATGCTCATCATATGTATGAGCGTGACTATATGGCCGCACTCGATTAGCTCCCTAAGGACGATATTCGTTCAAGTTACCCTTTCGCTGCTGAAGTAGTAGAAGATTTTTATCAATTTGTTAAACACTCTGGTGGCTTCAAAATATGTTAGCCAGCAGAAATCATGCATTTAAAGGAGGTATTTATTATGCATACAATTAGTCCAAGTAATTTGGTATTAGAACTTAAGGATTGCCTTACTGCCGGCTACCCAGCTATGATCTGGGGAGGTCCAGGCATTGGTAAATCCGAAATCCCACAACAAATAGCCGATGAACTCAACATTAAGTTGATTGATTTTCGTGCTAACTTATTCGACCCTGTCGATGTTCGTGGTATTCCTCACATTAGACAAGTAAAAGATACTGGACAAAGGTTCACTTCTTGGGCTGTGCCTGATGTGTTTCCTATCGAGCAACGGGACGGGCCCCGTGGCATTTTGTTCATTGATGAACTGCCAACTGCCCCCCCAGCAACTCAGAACGCTTTTCTACAACTCTTACTTACAAGAGAAGTTGGTAACTACAAACTACCGAACGGATGGCAAATACTGTGTGCGGGCAACAGACTGACTGATGCCGCAGCTGTATATCAGATGCCTAGTCCAGTTAGAAACAGGCTTGCGCACTATGAGCTAGAGCCAACTCTAGATGACTGGGTACAATGGGCTTTCCAGAACAACATTGAACCAGATGTCATTTCGTTCATACAATACAGACCTAATCTGTTAGCCGCGTTCAACGCAGATGAATACGCATTCCCAACACCACGGGCGTGGGCAATGGTAAGCAAAAAATTATCAAGATCTAACACGGACGCAGAACGTTTGTTCTTTGGTGTGTCATCACTAGTTGGGGACGGCCCAGCAGGTGAATTTGTTGCCTTTAAAGAAATAGCTGACAAACTGCCTAACTTAGACATGCTGTTAGAAGATCCATCTAAGTATAAAAAAGATGACAATCCAGCACTCTTATACGCATTAGCTACAGGAGTGGCTACAAGAGCAGAAGACGCTAAAATGGAAAACATTATGAAACTTTCTAAGAAGTTACCTATTGAGTTCCAAGTAATCCTAATTAAAGGCTGCTTATCCAAAGAGCGAGCACTTAAATCACATAATGATGTGCGTAAATGGATTACGGACAACGCTAACGTAATTTTATAGGAGGTAATATGAAAACAGTTAGACTATCTAGGCAATTGAAATGGGATATTGCTGCAGCAGCAGATAAGAAATTTGAAAATGCTAACCCAACTAGAGCGTATCCCAACGACGGATATGCTGTACTAGAGCAAGAAGGGATCATTGACAAAATAGAATCCACTAAGAAAATGTGGCAATCTATTTGGAACAAGCCCCTGCCTACAACTACGGTAGACGAAGTACAAATAATTGCTAAATGGACATCTCCAGAGAATATAGATGAAGAAGGCATTGACCGAGGCTCTCGAGAAGAGAATAGAACTTATACTCTGACTATTCCAGATATGGAAGCACCTGAAGCTATAACTCGGTACGACTCTATACGTATAAGCGTAGACCATACTAGTGAAACTATGCAAGAGTGCATAAGTGTAAATGACCATAACAATAAACTAGACAAGACAAAACGCGAGCAGCGTTGGAAACTAGAAGAAGTAATGGAGAGATTTAGTACCTTAAATCAGTTACTTAAGGCTGCTCCGTACGTAAAAGACCTAGTCCCCCAAGAAAAACTCACAAAAATGCACGAAGTAGACGATAGATCTGGTAGACAAAAAGAGCTTGCTGAAGTTGCAGACTCAGAGCTACAAGATTTACGTGAAACACTATTAGAAGATGCATTATTAGGAGATGATTAAATGAATCCACTGTTCCAAAAAGCTAGATCAAGATTAGTACTAGATAACCCTTTCTTTGGTACCCTTTGCTTGCGTCTCAAACCAGTAGAGTGGGAGGAGCCAACAGGGGCCGTGGATGGCGTAAATTTGTTCTATAACCTTAAATGGTTTGAAAAACTTACAGAATTAGAACGTGTGGGCTTTTTAGCGCACGAAGTTATGCATGTTGTGCTCTTACATATTCTTAGAAGAGAAGAAAGACATGCACACAAATGGAATGTAGCAGCAGACTACGCTATCAATAATCACTTAGTTGCTGAAAACTTTATTCTGCCGAAAGGCGGTCTAGTGGATGACGAGTACCTCAACATGAGCACAGAACATATATACAACGTACTCCCGGAACCTCCTTCGGGATGGGACAACGTTAGTTTTGATTCTGGTAAATGTGGTGGCGTGCTCGATCATCCGCAATCTGATGGCAAAGCTGAAACGCAAGGCGCCATAGAAGCTGCCCTCACAGTTGCTATCAACCAATCGGCTGAAGCAGCTAAAGCTCAAGGTAAATTGTCCGCGAACATGGAAACTCTGATATCAGATGTAACTGCACCCAAAGTAGATTGGCGTAACGTGTTAGCCAGGTTCCTACGTGCTAATAATAAATCAGATTTTACATGGCAGAGACCTAACAGACGTTTCATTGCTAACGGTTTATATCTGCCTTCTCTGCATAACCCTTGTTTAGAAGATATATGTATTGCAGTGGATACCTCAGGATCTATTAGTGATGACGAACTACAACAGTTTACTTCTGAAACTTCGTACATCCTTCAAGAGTTAAACCCAGAACGTATACATCTCATTAAGTGTGATTCCGATGTTCAAGACGATACAGAGTATTCACGTGAGTCATTACCACTTAAGGTTAAATATACTGGTAGAGGCGGAACTGCCTTTAGTCCAGTTATAAATTATATAAATAAAAAGTATCCAAGTACCGCAGCGCTTGTCTATCTTACTGATTTAGAAGCTGGTGATTTTGGAGACGAACCACATTACCCAGTGTTATGGGTAACAACCAGTGCAACGGAGGCACCTTATGGAGAAATTATCGGAATGTAAAAAAACGGCTAAAGAATTTGGCATATCTGTTCTTACAGGTACTGCTGTTCTATTTATACTATTTGGTATTGCAACTAGTTTGCACTACTCTTTAGTTCTTTTCTTTGTTGGCCTAGGGTTAGGTTCAATAATATATTTAATATGGAGATTAATATGAATGCAAATATCGTGTCGGCTGTCACCACAGCCCTATGGATTTTAATCGAAGCCATTCAGTTCGCTTATATGGCTTATCTAATGTGGAGGTCAAAAAATGTTACTGGTAGGCATACTCAGCGCGCTCGGTCTGCTTTTGCTAGCGCTTAAAGCAGGTGGACGCAAAACAATTGGTAATGATATCTTTGTAGATGTGCTCATTACCGTCACACTTATGGTGTGTTTTTACGGCACATTCAGTGGTATGACTGCAGCCATGGTTGGCGGTCTTACTGCTTCATTGGTTTTGTTCTTTCTTAAAAAGACTATGGTACATGAAAAACTCGTAGTAGAAAAAAGTAGCAAAACTATTATTAATAAACCCTTTGATGTAAGGCTTCCAACGCTTTCTGTCAAATGGAAAACGGTTGATCCCGATTGGAGGAAATAAAATGGCTAGTGTTCAAATGTCACAGACTTTACGTGACCAAATAACAACAAATTATACAGCGCAATTACAACTCGCTTATCGTAAAGCACATCACGTGCAACCAGCAATAGATGCAATCATACACGGGATCACAGACAGAGATCCTGACTTCGCAAAACTGTGTGAATTGCAAGATGAGTACGGGGAAATGCTTGAGAAGACCCGCAAAACGTATGAAGGCGCCAGTTATTATAGCAACGCTACAATAACAGAGGAGATTGTACAGACTAGTACTACGCTAGGTCTTATATGTAATCCAAATAGACCAGCAGAAGAAAATGGTACTTATATAAGCAGATGGGAAGCTGAGTCTAAAGACGAGTATAACGACAATGGACGCAGTCCAGCTTCTGACAACTGGGTTGAAGGCGACGTACCTGTAGCACTTGGCGGTCTAGAGCCTTACTACGCACCAGCAAGACTTTGTATTAATTATACAAAAGGTTGGCACCGTCAACACTTTGCTCCGCACACAGAGGGCTGCGCTATTGTAATCACTGACCCGGAGCTTTGCTCACAATTATCACCAATAGGTGAAATAGAAATTAAAGTTAATGCGGATGTAGAAACTTTTGAAGAGTATATAAGTAAGATTACTACGCTTAAAAGATTCATAGATGAATGGCCGGGTGGTAGATCTCTTGTGCCTGATGAATACATACAAAGGATGACGGCTAAGAAGCAACCTTCTCAAGCTAAACGTATGACACCAGACCAAATAATACCTGACGAGTTGAAAGAACAGATGAATGAGGTAATATTAGAGAATAAACTATTAGGGGATTAATATGAATTACATAGAAGAACAGCAATGGACCTATAATAAAAAGAGCTCATACGAAGCTAATAGATCAAGCTGGATAGATGCATGCAACTTTGAGCGTAGCAGATATAATGAAGAAATACTTACTCCAGAACAAGCTGAAATGAAGTTTTCTGAGTTATACCCAAGGAGCGATTATGAGCGCGATTAAGAATTATATGTGGGACGTAGGTGAATACGCTGTAGATCACAGCATCGAAGAATCTATGAAAGCATATAGTGAATCCGAAGAAGTTGTAAAAGTGTGTATAATGTTTGTGCACGCTTTTGAAGGAAACTGGGATTCATTTGTACAAGAAGGATATTGGAACTCAACAGAGACAGAACAACCTAAAACTGTTCTACCTGATAACCATCGATTTCATTAAAAAGTTAACTCTCATACGCAGAGAGCTAGGGCTAGTGCTTGGTTAACGTTTCTACCGAGCCAATGCCCGCCTTTTTGAACATGCCAAGGAGTGGCATTAGTATAGCCCAAGCTTTCGGTGTCCCGGACTTGGGCTATGCGTCTTTAGATTAGGATATATATACCCACATTTCTAAAGTACCAGTTGCTACGTCACCCGCTGGAGCTACTTCACAGATAATATCAATTGTATCATCTGTAGCGTAAGTCACAGGAGCCACATCGGCATCTGATTCGTCAGCTGTACCACCTTGTCCACATGTTGAAGCAGCGATATACTTATCAGTATCTCCGCCATCACCAACACCGTACACAAGACCAGTTCCAGTATCTAGATCACTAGATTTGATTTTTACATCATGGACTGTCTCACCTGCAAAAACGTCTACCATTTTGTAGACATCTGCAGCATTAACAGCAGCACTAACGATAATTTTAGCGTATCTAACACCAATTGTTCCACTAGGGAACGGCTTGAATGATTGATTTCCGCTTACTTGATCACTTGTAAAAGTTGCCATAGTATTCTCCGTTTGTGTTATCACCCATAATTAGGTAATATCTATAGTCATAAAGACATATTTGTCTTTTGTCAAATTTAATTAAGGAGTAATTAAATGCCACCATCACATGTATATGTAAAACGCAATCCAGTACACCCATATACTTATAACAATCCAGACGATTTACCATATATTCAATGGAAATATGTCCGTTTATCAGTTGCTTACAATATGTACACCAGTAAGCAAATAGGCTGGGAGCGAGCAAAAAAAGAGGAATATGAAGATTGGTGTACCAAAATGAATAAGTTCAAGGAGGAACTATGACTTGGAAAATAATAGACAAAGACCAAGACGCTATTGATTTAATTTTAAGAAGTATTAGAGATTATACTTCTAACAACCCAGATGAATTAGAAGCTGCACTTAAAGCTTTCGATAGGGTTACTAACCTTGCAAAGAAAGGCATAGTTGCCGAAAAGTATATGAAAGAGTGGGGAAAATAATGCAAAAAATTTATTTAGACTTCGAAACTTATTATGACGTGCCTCTCTCTTTAACAAAAATGTCTACTGTACAATACGTCAATCACCCAGACTTTAAGGTATGGGGAGTAGGTATTAAAGTAGAAGATGGAGATACCGAATGGTATAACGAAGAAGAAACACCAGATATACTCGCACAAATTGATTGGGATGAGACCGCGGTTGTATGCCACAACACATTGTTTGATGCGTACATTCTTACACAATATTTTTCACACAAGCCTGCTTATTACTATGACACCGCTTCTATGAGTCGTGGTTTATACCCAAATATGTCTGCAGCACTGAAAAATTGTGTCAAACGTGAGTTTCCAAACGATGAAACAATGAGAAAAGGTGAAGAACTTGTGAATGCCAAGGGCGTACGAGACCTGGACCCTGAGCTTGATGCACAGATCGGTGGTTATTGTATTCAAGACGTAGACTTAACTTATGCTTTGTTTCAAAGTTATATGACTAATTATCCACCTAAAGAATTAGATCTAATTGATCTTACTGTACGATTGTTTGTTGAACCAAAGCTTATGCTGGACCGTGGACTACTAACAGCCTACAAAGAAGAGATTATAAAGCGCACAGCAGAGGGGATCGAAGCTTCAGGCCTTACACGAGAGACACTTGCTTCACAAGTTAAGTTTAAAGACCACTTAGAATCTTTAGGTATAGTTGTTCCTACTAAAAAGAGCCCACGTACAGGTAAACAAATACCTGCGTTTGGTAAAAACGATCCTGCTTACATACAGATGTGCAATATGTACCCGGAATACTCGCACATTTGGGAAGCTCGTGAGCTGGTGAAGTCGCGTATAGAAGAGACACGTGCTCAAAGATTCATAGATTCTACTAACCCTGACGGTACGTTCAGTATACCGCTGCGTTACTACGCCGCACACACAGGGCGTTTTGGGGGTGCTGATAAAATTAACTTACAAAACCTCCCCCGGGGTTCAAAGTTACGTACGGCACTTATGGCCCCTGAAGGACAAAAGCTTTATATAGCTGACTTATCTAATATTGAAGCTCGTATGCTTGCGTGGTTATCTAAAGAAGCTGAGCTATTGGACGCATTCGCTACAGGTAGAGACGTTTATTGCGAGTTTGCTTCACAAATATATGGACGTGAAATTACAAAAGCTGACAAACTAGAAAGGTATGTAGGTAAAACAGCTATACTCGGTTTGGGGTACGGAATGGGAGCCGATAAGTTTCAGATGACACTTAAAACTGGTTCCCCCTCCGTTGAACTTACAGATAATGTCGCTAAAAGTATTGTTATGCAATACCGCGGTATGTATCCTAATATCCCTCAATTATGGGCAAACATGAAAGATGCTCTCTTTCAAATGCTCAATCCAACCTCCTATGGTATGCAATATGGGCCATTGACCATCAAAGGTAGATCATTAGAACTACCAAATGGCATGGCCCTTAGCTATCCAAATTTAACATACCAATATGGACAATTTGTATATCAGACAGAGAGAGACTTTATACGTACACATGGTCCTCGAGTTACTGAGAACGTTGTACAAGGGCTAGCTAGGTTGGTAATTACCGATCAGATGTTAGACGTGCAAAGTCTTCCCCAGGTAGACATTGTCTTGCAGGTACATGATGAAATTATAGCAATTGGCTCAGAAGTAGATTCAGATGCTACAATGGATCAGATAATAGATATCATGCGCACACCGCCCGAATGGTGTAGCGACCTACCGCTCGACGCTGAAGGGGGAGTAAGTCAAATATATGACAAATAAAAATCTAATACTTACTAGAAAAGTGGGAGATAAGGTTATCGTACATGATGGCCAGACAGTTCTTTGTGTTGTAACTGTAACTAATGTGGCCACAAGCCAGTGTAAATTAGGCTTTCAGGCTGATTCACATATAAAAATTGATAGAGAAGAAGTATTTAATGATAAACTATTAAAGGAGGAATAATGGAAGTAGTATTTTTAAGCGGAAAGAAAAAGTTAAGTAAAGAAATTACTGCAACTGGGACAAAGCCCTACCCATTAGCCAAGAACTTTACTTCTCACCACTACCAAATAACATCAGACAAAAAAGGCTTAAATGCTTTTTATAAATTATTAAAAGACCACGCAGATAAAGGCGATTGCTTACATAAAGGATTGTTAAAACAAAAACTACAGGATGAGCCTCGAGCTTTCATGTCCGATCGTACAACCTCAACTGAACTATTAGTTCTAGATGTAGATGGTCTTCGTACAACTCCTGGGCACGATATCCAGGCTATGGCCGATCGGATAGTGTTACAGCTGCCTGAGGTATTCCACGACGTGTCATATATAGCACAAGCTAGTGCTTCTTTGGGTATTAAAAAAGACAGTGTTTCATTACATCTTTTCTTTCTTATGGATATGCCTGTACATCCTAAAACCCTGAAAGATTTTTTACGTATGGTTAATTACAAATCAGATTTTTTAGCAGAACAAATTAGTCTATCAGCAAATGGACAAAGTCTTACGTACGTACTTGACCCGTCTGTCGCAGACAACAGTAAGCTGATTTACATAGCACCTCCTAGATTTATAGGAGTTGAAGATCCTTTACCCGAGGGTAGATTCGTGAAGGTTGACCGTGGTTCGCCTATCTTAGAAATCTCCTCATCTTTAATTGGCGTTAATCCTGAAAAAGTTCACGCTATAGGTCTGCAGATTAAAGATAATTTAAGGAAGAAGATGAGCTTACCTGCTAAAAAAGGTAAAGTGACCACGGTTAACGTTTCGGGGGAAGTGCAAGACGTATTACAGAACCCGGACAAGATGACCATCCAGGTAGCCCGTGTTGCCGAACCTTATGTTAACTGTAATGTTAATGGGGGAGATAGCGGAGCTTACTTTTTCTTATTAACTAATCCTCATTATATGTACAACTTTAAAGGAGAACCTATATGGGAGATAGAAAAAGCAGATCCAGATTTTTATAAAAGTATTTTTGAAATGTTTGCAGATCAAATAGATTCAGAAGGAAAGAAGAAACCTATAGCACTTAGGGACTTCTATACTGACACTTACTATAACGGAGTATATGATGAAAACAGAGAACAATTTAGTGACGAATACCCGCTCACGCCCACCAATAAAAACTCAATTAATGATTTTCTTCGGTCTCACGGTCGGGCTAATCTGGACTATGTTCCTGATGCTCGGGTTGTTTTTGACCCTAGCAATGACAAAGGTATTCAACTTGACGAAACGCCTTACTACGTAAACCTTTTCCGTCGTACAAAGTATATGCTGCAGGCAGAAGAGAATGTAAAAGAGTTAGAATATGGTACTGCTATAGAAATACAAAAAATTGCACCAAATTTTTATAAGCTTCTTATGCACACCCTCGGAGATGGCAAACCTGAGTTCGAACATTTTGTTAATTGGCTTGCATACATATACCAACACAAAAAGAAAGCTATGACCGCATGGATATTTACGGGCATACCAGGCACTGGTAAGGGCTTGTTCGTACATAAAGTGCTGAAGCCTCTCTTTGGTGAACAACAAGCACCAATGAGGGCGTTAGAAAATATAGAAGAACAGTTTAACCTTTATATGAGAACAGCTTTATTTCTTGTAGTTGATGAATTTCGTATGGCAGATTCTGGAAACATAGGACGAATGGCCGACAAACTTAAACATCAAATTACAGAACCTAATCTTACAATTAGGGCAATGCGTACAAACCAGATCGAGCTGCCATCTTTCACGAACTTCTTATTCCTTACAAACAGAGGAGATGCAGTCAAAATAGAAGACAGCGACAGAAGGTATAACGTAGCACCTAGACAAGAGCATAAAATAGAGGCTACTTACCCAGAACTTTTAGAAAATTTAGATAGCTTAGAAGGTGAGCTTTATATAATTGCAGGAGTTCTAGAGAAATTTAAAGTTAATGAACGCATGGCTCACACCGCGCTAGAAAATGATGCTAAGAAAGAAATGAAAGAAGTATCTATGTCTGTTCTAGAAGAATTTGCAAACTCAATACGTACACGTAACCTGGAGTACTTTACTGACTTGTTAGATATTCCTCTTACAAACACCTTTGACGCAGGGGGAATAAGTACGGCACAAAGATACGTTAAAGAATGGATAGCAAATGTGGGAACAGAGACTATTATTCCATTAGCTCACTTTAAAATTGTTTATGACGCTCTTACTGATAGCCGTAATACTCTTTCACAAAGGGACTTTGCAAAGGCCATGTCTAGACTAAATATTAAAACATCACGTAAACGTATAAGCAAAGATCGTGCAGCTGGTATCCCTCGTGGGGTTGTGTTGACATGGAAAATAGACAATAATGTGAAAGAACAGTTAATAAAAGAACATTTTGACGAAAGGGATTTAAATTTATTTGATGGATCAACTAACGCAACCCAATCGTCCAGACCTAATCTCAACGGTTGAGGTCACGGAGGATCTCGAACTAGGACTTGTCCCAGCATGGTCTTACTCGGCCTTAAAAACCTTCGAATCCTGTGCTTACAGGACTTACATTTCTAAAGTAAAACGCGTACAAGAAGACTACGGCCCCGCAGCAGCGCGTGGTACGGAGATCCATCAACAAGCTGAAGACTATGTTGACGGTACACTAGGCGAACTACCTGACTCTCTTAAAAAATTCGAAACAGACTTTAACACGTTAAGAGAATTATATGCAGAAGCAAAAGTAGAGCTAGAGGGGGAATGGGGCTTCACACTTGATTGGGAAACCACAGGTTGGCTATCTCCTGATACCTGGGCTCGTATTAAACTAGATGCTCTTGTGCATCAGACAGAAACGTCTGCAAGAGTAATTGACTATAAAACAGGTAAACAATTTGGCAATGAAATAGCTCATAGCCAGCAAGCTTTACTGTATGCTATAGGTACTTTCTTTAGATACCCAGAATTACAAATAGTTAAAACAGAATTATGGTATCTTGATCATGGTACAACCATGGAACAAGTATATACAAGAGACGAAGCTATGGTGTTTATGCCCAAAGTGCATGAGCGAGCTATAAATATGACTACTGCTACTAAATTTCCACCTAATCCAAGTAATTATAACTGTAGGTGGTGTTCTTTTGGTAAAGGTCCAGAACCCCATTGTGAATGGGGAGCTAATTAGTTATAATAAAATTACATAAGCGTTCACCCAAATAACACCGAACGCAATGGTGGAGTATAGATGATAAACAGTAATATCCCTGCGCCTTACGCGCATCAAAAAACAACAACAGATTTTATAATAAACACCAAACAGTGTTTGATTACATCTGATCCAGGTACTGGTAAAACACGAGCCGTACTTGATGCCCATCCTGTTCTTGGGGGGCGTACGTTAGTACTTGCTCCTCTTTCTATCTTAGAAGCAGCTTGGGTAGAAGATATTATAAAGTTTCAACCTGACATAAAATATGGGGTTGCTTACGCAAAAAATAGGGAAAAGGTATTTAAAGATACTAGCTTTGATATGGTTATAACTAACTTTGAAGCTGTTAACTTCCTTATTAAACATCCCGAATACGTAAAAGAATTTGACACTATTGTTATAGATGAGTTTACAGCCTTTAAAAATAGAACCGCTAAACGTAGTAAAAATATGGCTAAGCTTATGCACAACTTCACAAACAGAATTGCTATGTCAGGCACTCCAAATAGCAACACTATCTTAGACATGTGGCACCCTGCTTATTTAATAGATGACGGCAAACGTCTTGGCCCTAGGTTCTTTGCATACAGACACCAAGTTTGTACACCTAAATTTAATGGTTTTGCTAATGAATGGATTGATAAACCAGGAATAGAAGAAGCAGTAGCAGATAAGCTAAGTGACATCTCTATTAGATATGCCCTTGCCGATTGTATAGACCTGCCAGATAAAATCATACGAAAAGTTAATACTTCTCTAAGCCCACAGGTACAAAAAGCATATAAGCTTCTAGCGGATGAATCTGTTTTGTATACAAAATCGGGCACAGTAAACGCAGTGCACGCAGGAGCAAGAGTAAAGAAATTATTACAGTTGGTAACGGGAGCTGTGTACGATGAGGATGGAGAAGTAAACTTCATCCACCAAGAGCGCTACGATATCGTTATGACACTTGTAGCGCAACGTGCACACAGTCTTGTTGCATTCAACTGGAAACATGAACGTGATGCACTCGTTGCTATTGCGGAACGTGAAAATATATCTTATGCAGTTATTGATGGGTCTATCCCAGCAGAGAAAAGAAAAGATATAGTCGCAAGATATCAAGCAGGACAACTACAAGTTCTGTTTTGCCACCCACAATCAGCCTCTCATGGTTTAACACTTACACGTGCAAACACCGTTATCTGGTGTTCACCTACGTACAACGCTGAACACTTTCAACAATTCAATCAGCGTATATATAGAGCAGGCCAAACACAAAAGACTGAGACAATACTTATCCAAGCTAGAAATACTTGGGAACCTGAAGTATACAAAAAACTTAATACTAAATTAGGTCGTATGGAAAATTTATTACATATATTAAAGGAGATAACGTAATGGAAAAATTAACAGATTTGCTAGCAGAAGTTGCAGCAATAAGAAAAGCAGTTAAAAGCGTACAAAGCCAAGAGAAAGATCTAAAGGCCACGCAACGTGAACTAGAGACAACTATAGCTATTAGAATGCAAGAACAAGGTCTTGATAAAATTTCTAATGATGTAGCTACAATCTCATTAAAAACGGAAACAGTACCAACCGTAGAGGATTGGGATGAGTTACATGAACACATAGTAAAAACAAATCAATTTGAATTACTGCAGAAGCGGATGTCAGCTACTGCGTATAGAGAGCTTTTAGCAATGGGAACGGAAGTTCCAGGAGTTAAAAGTACGGAGTTGACCCGAGTTAATTTCAGGTCAGCATAATATTAATATTAGATTAAAAAAGGAGAACGTTCTATGTCTAATGATATAAGTATAGTAACGAGCAATATGCCAGCTCATGTAAAGAATGGCACGAACCTGGGTAATGAAAACATTAGCTCAGAACATTTGTCTACGCCACGTTTGAAACAGCTACAACAGCTATCAAACGAAGTAGATGAAAACCATAGCCAGTATATTGAAGATGCCAAAGTAGGTGACTTCATTAATACTGTGACCAAGGAAAACTACGGTAAAGAACTTTATCTAGTAAATGTACACTTCAAAGAAGAGTTTGTTGTGTGGAAACAACTAGAGAAAGGTGGTGGTCTTATAGGTACTTTTGCCTCTAACACGGAAGCGTTAGAACATTTAGCAAATGAAGGTTTAAAAGTAGAGGACTATGATATAAACAGAACTCAGACTCACACTCTATTAAAAGTAGATGAGCAGTCAGGTGATGTATCAGATATCCCTTTCTTATTTGATTGTTCAATCTCTAAATTAAAAGTATCTAGAGAATGGAATACTCAGATAGCTAAGTTAGGTGGAGATAGGTTCTCTTCATTGTGGAAGATGTCTTCAGTACAAACAGCTAACAAATCTGGACAAAGGTTCATGAACATAGCTGTGTCTAACGTAGGTTGGCTTAAAGAAGAAACTTACAATGTTGCTAAAGGTTTTTATGATAAAACTTTTGCTAAAGCTAGTTCTTAATTAACTATTAAATTCGATATAAAGAACTAGTGCGTACGGCTGCGACATATACTGTCGTAGCCAAGTACGTATGATATACTTTCTCTGTGAGAGAAAAGGAGTTCATAACAAAGGTTCACAAAAAGCTTCCAAAAGAAATATACCGATGGAAGATAAATGATGCCTACCACGGAGGAGTAGCAGATACTTTCTACTCAGGTCCTAAAGACCATTGCTTTGTAGAATATAAATACAAAGATACTCTTCCTATTAAAGACTCCTCTTTTATCAAGATTGATTTATCAGTACAACAACGTATATGGTTAAAGCTACAAGCAAATCATAATATACATACATACGTAGTTTTAGGATCTCGGGATCAAGTGTACGTAACCCAGGATTTTGATAAAGAAAAAATTACAGTAAAAGAGTTTAACCAACAAGCTGTACCTTTTACTGATTACATACTACAGCTAACTAATTTATGTTTAGGAGAAACAAAATGACTGATTATGTGAACTCACCTCCCCATTACAACACAGGAAACGTCGAGTGTATCGTGGCAATAGAAGAAAGTATGACACCTGATGCTTTTAAAGGTTACTTAAAAGGAAACATTCAAAAGTATATTTGGCGTTATGAGATGAAAAAAGGACTACAAGATGTCCTAAAAGCTCAATGGTACCTAAATAGACTAGTAGAAACCCTAGAAAAAGAAGAAACCCTCGAGGACGCACGCACAAGCCCCCCAACAGGTTTTTAATGTTTTTAATATCTAGACAAGCCTCCCTATTAGAAAACCCCGCAGGGAGCAAGCTGTGAAGCCGTTTTTCTCTAAATTGGAAAAATTCGTATGATTATAGTATTAGACAAAATTTTATACCCTGAAACCATAAAAAACATAGATTATGATGTAAACCCTACTTATTTTGAACCAAAAGACGAACATCCTAATAAAGAGATATGTGAAAGATTAATCAAAACCGCCTCTAATTATATTGATTTGACTAGACAAGTTGGGTATGACACTTGGTTTCATAAAAACTCATCTCCGGATTGGCATGTAGATAGAGATGAAAAACATTTCTTTCGTACAGGCCAGAACTATTTTCCTTTATGTTCAATTGTTTATTATCCAGAAGTTAAAGAATTAGAAGGTGGCGAACTTATATTTAAAAATAATATGAGAATAAAACCAGTGTCAAATAGACTTGTCATTTTTGGACCAGCCTTAGAACATAAGGTTACTAGTATAATAAATGGTAAACGTACTTCAATGAATATAAATGTGTGGAGTTACCCAATTGAAGTAGCTACTTACTTTAATTGAGTCTTTTGTAGTTTTGTAGCTTTCGCATCATTCTATCTTCGGTACGTTGAAAAGACCTTTCGAGCAACCAATCTAAGAACCTAGCTAACATCATGCAGTCCTATGTTTCTTTCTTGCGTTTTTAGTACGAGCAAAGGACCTATTAGAACTAGCACTTCGGATTTGTAAATTATCTGAACTTGAATCCATTGGATTGCCGTTCCTATGGTGTACGTCTTTACCATCTCCTTTTCTTGCCCGTCCGTCTTTTATCGCTTGGCGTCTTGCTTTATTGCGCATTGCGCGTCTTTTCTTTTGTGCCTCAGTACCTTGATACTTTTTATATTCGTTTGCGTAGTTTCTTGCCATCTAAACAGTATACACCTTTAGAGCCTTAGCTTTACCTTTTACTTTCATATTTCGTACAAAGCTAGCCCCCACCCCTGGTGGTAATTTTTTGTACGTACTTTCTCCTATAAGTATATCTACCCCTGCTTCTTTAGTTGCACTCTCTAATCGTGCGGCTGTATTAACTGCATCTCCTATTGCTGAATAATCAAATCTTGTATCACTCCCCATATTACCAACTACAGCTTTACCTGTATTAACACCTATACCTATAGCAATTGGTTCGGGCAAATCTTTCTGAAGATACTTCATAGCCGTGCGCATGTCCCTGGCACAGGCGACAGCACGTACTTCGTGTTTATCCAAATCTAGGGGGGAGTTGAATATTGCCATACATGCGTCGCCTATAAACTTATCTACCATGCCACCGTGGGCCTGAATGCATTCTACTTGTACAGTAAGAACTCTATTCATTATCTCAGTTACTTGTTCGGGTTCTAATTTCTCAGACAGGTTCGTGAAGCCTCTTACATCAGTGAAAAGGAACGTACATACGCGCGTCTCTCCTCCTAGCTTCAGCAGCTCTGGGTTGTTTTGTAATCGTGCAACTTGTTTAGGATCTAAATAGTGTTCGAACTGTTTCTTGATCTGCTGTCTTAGTTTGTACTGTTCATTAAAACGTAACCAGAACTCTTGTACCGATATAAGTACAAGTGATATTAAACTATAACTTACATCAATAAGTATATTAGATGTAATAAGATACCAACCACCAAACACGGTCAACGAACCGAGGGCCATGGTCCCTATTAAAGTACCCACTAACCCCAGAGTACGTATTATAAACACTGCTAATAGTAGAACCCCTATAAGTATAAGTAGCTCATATAAAAGACTTGCTCCAGGTATTTGTGGAGAATCGAAAAATAAACTTTCTGTAAGGGCGGCCTGTATCTCATGGGGGTACAAAAGGCCAGCTGGCGTGGCAATTTGAGGCATCACACCTTTTGCACTAACTCCCACAAACACAAACTTACCTTCTACGTTAAGCTCATCTAGAGTTGTACGGGAAGTTTTAGTCCAAGATATCCACTTTCTTCCTATTCCGTCCGTTTTTATTTCCCCAAAGCTCGGTACTTTTATCGCAGCTATCTGTTGTTGTTCTGTACGAATAATATAGGTATCAGTATTAGCTAATATTTTTAGCACTTCCGTACCGAATGCTGGAACCCATCCTGTCTCCGTTTGCATTAATAAAGGCAACCTTCTTACCAGATTATCTACATCTGTACGCGCTACAGCTATCCCTTCATTTGCAGCTTCTCTTAATACAGGCGTGTTAACAATTACTCCAGGCGCTGGTATTCCGTCCGCACCTTCTCCTAATACCACCGTACCTACAGTAGGAGGAACAATCCCCGTTTCACTTTCAAACATAGCTAAGACACTTGGCGTGCTAGCAAGGGAGGCCGCGAATACCTGATCGCCCCCAAAACGGTCTTTTTCAGGGAAAGCTACAACCCAACCAACTCCCATAGCTCCTTCTTTTATAAGTTCATTATGTATGCGTGCCAGCTCTTCCCGCGGGAAAGGCCAACCGCCCGCTTCTGATACATCTTTTTCTGTTATATCTAACGTTACAAAGAAGCCGGTTTCTTCAGGGGTTTGCACGAAAGCATCAAATACTTTTAACTTAAGTACTTCTAATGCCTGCCAATTGAATAATAAGGGAATGCAAAGTAGCGATATACTAATAAACGAAATCCATTTCTTCATCCTGACCCCTGTGTAATGGTTATAGTAGAGCTTCCCCCACCATTTACTACAATTTGTTGGTACTTACCATCCTGTATTAATATTATAGTGTACCCTTGCGACGCATCTACGGTCAACTGAGCGTTTTGTGTAACTTTCCTTTGAAAAGAGATTGCTTCACCTTGAAGGATTGTAATGATCTGAGTTTCTAAATCCTGTCCTATAGACGTGCCTGCTACTACAGATCCGACAGCTAGGTTGTCCGATTTTAGTGTATCTATTTCTTCTATAATCGCTAGTAAGTCCTCAAAGAAGTTAACGTCTAAGTAATTAATATCTAGCTCTGAAAATTCTAAATCATCTTCTTCTAAGTAATCTGTTTCTAATTCATTAAATTCTAAATAATCTACATCTAATATAGCCCCGCTATCTGCTACGGCTGTTGTGGATGATTCTGTGGATAACTTTTGTTCCTCCGGCGGTGTAACAATAAGCATGTTGTCTATGATATCTAATGTAAGATCCAATATTACAGGACTGCTAGGGCTATTCTCCCAAACTTCTACAGTAGTTGCTTCGTACGGCTTATTAAGCGTAACAGTGCCAGCTGCCGTCGTGACAAGTATCTCACCACTAGATATACCATTTACATCGGGTAATAAAATAATAAGACTTCGCCCAAGCTCATCAACCGTACAAGTGAAATCTGTCCCCCTAATGGCTATGTCTGCTGTGGGTGTGGATAACTTTATATTTCTCTTATCAATTTTGCCTAGTTTACTACTTATAAAACGAGTAGTTCCGCTAGCAAAACGCATACTCATTTTTCCCTTAGAGGGGTCAGGGTCGTAAATATATTCGGTAATAACGAGCTTAGAATGCTCAGTTAAACGGACAATAGAGTCGTCCAGGAAGGTTATTCCGACACGGCCGGAAGTAGTCCGAACATCATCCATTTGTTTGATGTCGAAATCAATCTCAGCCCCGTAGGGCTGGTCTCTTATTACTTCAGCGTTTCCAGTTAATTCGGAGATATCTCCTATACTAGCAACCGGTGCTTGAGCCGCCGTCATTCTGGGTGATACAAATAGTACCGTTATCACCAGTAGAAATGATCTTAAGCCAATCGCTAGCCAACGTAGATGACTGAATAATATTGAATGTCCTGCTGTCTCCTGTTTGATCAAGATAAAAATACCCGTTTGCATACCCGCTACCATCAAATGTTACTGTGTTGGAATCTCCATCCACATCAACATAACTGGTTGCTGTATCGTAATCTATATCAAAGTCGAACTCGTTAGAGTCACCATTGATAATCCAATCTAAATCAAGCGTGGAAGCCATGTCATTCTTTCCAATATTCAGGTTAAAGTCATTACTTGAACCTGTTACATCTACATTGTAGTTTCCTGAATCCGCTCCGTTTGCGTCAGTTGGGTCTACTTGTATATCAAAAACGTTGCTATCCCCATCAAATTCAAAAAAACCTACGATGTTATCACCTAAGATATCACCTAAGAATTTATTTGAGTTACCAATTTGGTTTACATCTAAAGTAAGATTTAAACCATCAAGGTCGAGCGGGGTCATTTGACCTGTAGCAGCGTCCAATCCACCAATAATATTATTGGATCCTAACTGTTCTAAGTCTATATTCGCATTGTTTCCAGACTGGTCTATATAGACCTCATTGTCTGCATGTAAAAAACCAACTAACAAAAAGAGTGGTAATATTTTTTTCATTTAAAACTCCAATATCCAGCTTCATCACCCTCCTTGATTATTTCTAATAGACCGGTTTCTATAGCAGAACGCAAAGCAAGCCCTCCAGACTCATTCCGCACTATGCCACTTTCTATTTCCACGAGTTCAGTACCCATTTCAATAAAACGAAACACGTCATCTGTTAATGATACACTAAGAATGGTCTTCGTGACTAGTTTCTCAAGTAGTATCCTTCCGTTGTTTACTGATACTACACGCAATTGAATCGTTAAAGTGTCAGTTCTATAGGCCTTAGAGATACCAATGCCTAGATAACGAGCCCCTGCGCCACCGCTAGTTTCGTTCGCTTCATACGACACAACAGCACCCTCTATTAATAAACCTGCAAACAGTAATGTATTTAATGGGCTACTATTTCCATCTACCTCTCTCCCACTACGTATAATTTGTCTTTCTTTTGTAAGGTTATCTATACCCGCTCGTTCTACTACGATAAAGAAACCGCCACTATTCTTACATGCGTCTTTTAGTGCTTTTAATAGGAAGGCACTTGGTTGTTGGGTTATGGCTGTAGAAAAACTAGCATAAGAAGAATTGCTTAGTCTCTGGCCCGTTTGGTCCATAAAACCTGTTGCGTACACAGCGACTGTTGGTTTTCTTTTAGGCGCACGGCAATTTAATAAGTCAGTTACAACTAACTCATCAACACTTGCTTTTTCAATAGTTCTTACCGGAGGTACTGTATTTTCTATAGGGTCTTCAAGTAATAATGAAGCGCAACTAGAAAGTAAAAGAACCGATAGGAACCGTAATTTCGGTAACATTGCCATCTGCATCTGTAATTTTTAAAGTTATCATTGTGCCGTCTTCACTTACAGAGTACTCGATAGTGTTACCCATGAGTTCTAATATACCGCTTGTACTTGGGTTATCCCCAAATAAAGCATCTACTAGCTGCCTTGATAGCTGTGCATATATTCTAGATTCAAGGTTTCTTATGAATCTGGCCAGCGTTGTGTTTTCGGCGTCCCGTTTTAGCTGTTCCTTATATGCTTTTAGTTCAGCTTTGTTCGCTTCTTTTCTATTAAACTCTTGGTTTTCGATTGTTAGGTAATGAGAAGAGATCCCTACTCCGCTAAAACTAGGGCTTTTAAACTTATGCACCATTTCATCGGCCCGGGCATTTTGTACAATCACCCCTAAAAAGAGAATGATCCCAATATAGAAAGCCCATTCTATGATCTTTTGCTTCTCTTCTTCTCGTTTTCTTAGTGCAATCTCGGCCTTACTTGGCCTTCCTCTTTTCTTTTTTACCATGTTCTTGTTCTTGTAACTCCAATACAGTATTAAGTTTCTCTTGTAATCGTATCATATCTTGGTCTAATAGGCGAAGTTGGTCGGTCAGTCGGATAATTGTTTTCTGCATCTCAGCTACTGCTGGATCAATGGTTTTAGTTATTGTGATCCATACGTAATATACAAAGTACCCCAGGCCTACGACCATAACTGTTGTAAATCCGAACTTCTCTATTAAGCCTACTATATCCATTAGTCGCGTCTTGCATCTATCTTCCCGTCTTCTACAAAGTTTTCTGCCCGCGCAATCCTTCCTAGATCCGGTTTTAAGTTAAGCGCAGAGGACACACTCGTGTCTATGCGTATGATGTCGTTATTCATTATTGATGCTCTGGTAATGAGCATTTTGGTAATGCCTTCTACGGTCTTGATCTTATTAACAAGACCTTTCATTAGCTGTTGCATTATAAGGAATATGAAATACCCCATTATAAGACCAGAAGCTATAGGCAATCCGACCTTCTCTATAAGGTCAAAAGCTTCCATTATTTGCTATTTATTTTATCTTTAGCTGTTCCTGCATATAGTCCAAACCAAGCTGCGCCTGCTCCAACTACTATTGAAATCAACCCTGATTGTTCAAATGTTGGTGCTGGTAGGTTCATAAACCATATAGTACATTTATAGAGAAGCACTATGTAAACTGTTAAAAACATTCTTGGGAAGATTCTCCAAGCATCAATCATGTTTGAGAACCATATCCAACTTTGCCAAGGATTATCAGGTTCCTTTTCATTTTCTAGTTCCATGATCTTTTGTTTAAGTTCGCCAATCTCGGAAACCATTGCCATAAATTTATTAAGGTCTATCTCAACCTCATTACGACTCATATCTCCGCTAAATTTTTCTTCGTTCATTAGTAATCACCCCATTTGGTTTTAGTCCCACCGTGGTACTCCACTGCATGACCTTCTTTTATCAACATCTGACAAATATCTTTGCCGTCTTCTGTGTATGGTATACCCAGGATCCTGCCGTACTTGCCCTTTCCAAGAGACTTTATTTTTATTTTACCTACGCAGAGTTCTTTTAGCCTTGCCTTTGCGGCCAAGCCTAGTTTCTTTTCTGCTAGATCTCGTGTTCTTGATTCTGGGGTATCTATTCCCGCTAACCGTACTCTTTGCTTGTGTAGTTTAACGTCGAATCCTAGGTCGAGCGAACAGTCAAAGGTGTCCCCATCAACAATCCGCTCCAAGGTCCCGTGGTAAACAAAAGCATCTGGTGCTTTCTTAGCCATTTATTTCTCCTTTGCTTTCCCTATGTTTAAAGCCAACATATCAATAAGTTTGTATAACTTACCAATCCAAACATCATCTTTTGGTGTTGGTGTACTCGCTGCTATTAAACTAGAAATAGTTACTATAGCCGTTACCCACATTATTATATCTAATATCATTTTCTCTCCTATTAGTTTAGAACCTTAATTCTAGCAGATTATTCCTCTGGTTTGTCAATTGTTACCTTTCTGTAGTAGACCACTACCTCTTTAAGCTCGTTAATATAACGTTTTAGCTCTTGCATGTTATATGCCATAAGCTCGTAATCAGGCACAGACATAGCTACAAATACTACTTGACCTTGGTCTTTTTCCACCCTAGCTAAGAACTCGTCTATATTTTTATCACTTACTACATACCAATAGGGGTCTTTTAAATCTATTTCTCGGGGCATAATAGGCTGAGCTATAACCCTATCTATAGGTTTAGCTACAACTTCTATCTGTTTACTTGGTATCAGGCTGCAACTGCAAACCATCATCAAGATTGTCGATACTACGACTGTCTTCTTCAATGCTATCAAATACATCTTTCGTTCCTTTATTTACTCTTGGTTCAATTAAACCAGGCTTAGCTGCTGCTAATTTAGTTAAATTATGGCGTTTAAATATGTCAAGGTACCTTGACATCTCTGCTTCTATCTCTTGGTTACGGGATTGAATAGATAATAACCCTTCTGTCTGTAGGGCAAAATCATTTTGAAGGCTGGATATAGTTTCTTTTTGAGTTTCTACTGCCCCTTCTAATGCTATGTTATTGGCCTTTAGTGTGCTGTTCTCATTATAGAGCCAGTAGGAACTGAGCCCTAATACTAGTATTATCCCTATTAGTAACTGTTGCATTAGCAATCCTCTATTATGTAATTTAAACCCGCAGCGCTACGATATTCTATAACTTTACCTTCTTCGGTACGAAATTTAAGGTGATTTTCTTTTTGTACGAGTAGTTTTTTGGTTATGTAGCTTTTGTCGTCTGCATCCCCCCACTCTTTATTAAAGGACACAGTTACTTTGTAGCGTGTTTTAAAGAAGTCCAGGACCCACTGTATAAAACTTTTAACTCCATTTATTATTTTATCCATACGTGGTTTAGTACATTACTTGTTTATTCCTTTTGCTTTCTTCTTAGAGGATCTTGTTGGGTGGCCGAGCATCATCATACGCTTTAAGTACTTTGCGCTAGCCGCTCCATGGTGTTTCTCAAACTTGTTAATAGAAGCTTCTTGTCTTTTACTAAGTTTTGCTTTTAATGGTCGTCGTTTCATAGTCTTATAGTACCTTATTCTGGAGGAGTTGGGAATACAATAGGGTCGTCAGTAGAGGCGGGAAGGTCTCTTAGCGCCTGTCTATAGGTAGCCCACTCTGTTTTCTTTGAGCCAGATAAAGGGGAATCAGACCCTTGTGTCCAATCACATTCGGATAATAATAGAGTACGCTGTGCACGTATATAGTCTAAAGGAGCTTCAGCTATTGCTGTTGCTTTGCCACTTACAAATTTATATTGCCCAGGGGGATAAGTTCCTTCTACTGCAGTTTGTCCACTTGCCACATATACATCTGCAATATCAGTAATATTGGAAGAACCTGTACTTATTACTTCTCCGGACGATGTTGTATAGATTGTATAGTGCATTATTGTGTATTATCTAGTGTTACGTATAAAGCTGCGTAAGTACTATTAACTTGTCCTCCAGTTACATTCCAATTGATTCTCCAATAAACTGTGCTTTGTGTACTGCCTAAACCTGTTATCTGTCCGTCCCAAACAAACACGTAAGTCCTATACGTACCCGCGTTTGCATTAACTGTAGGACTAAGGCTGACCCAAGTGCTCTGATCATAGCTATATTGTATAGTCCCCTTCCTTACATTCCCAAGTACTGCAGAATATATAACTCTATACTTAGCATTGTTCCTAACATTAGTTGTAGTGCAACCGAAGTTAACAACCGAACTTGTCTCTGAAGAAACAATGGTACTGCCTGGGTATGTCCCTGACCAAGATTGCGCACTAGCTTCTACACTTAATGGTACTTTAGTACCAGCACCTAGGTGACTGACTATCGTAGAACTAACATTATCAAAAGATTTTACTGCGAGGGTATCTACATTAATCCTAGCTGAGTTGATTAGTCCTGCTGTTATTTTATCTGCATTTAAGTCGTTTATCTTAGCGTTTGTTATTTGCGCATCACCAATTTTAGCTGTAGTAATATTAGCATCTGCTATTTTAGCTGTGGTTATTGCAGCATTATCTATCTTAGCTGTCTCAATAGCTGCAGAGCCAATTTTTGCAGAAGTAATAGCACCATTTTGAATCATGGCATCCTTTATATACACCACACCACCACTAACTGTAAAAGGTGAAGTAGATGCGCTTACATCATTCCATATAGCAAATTTGTCTGCTACGAACTGAACCGCGGACGCTGTACCTCCGTCCGAGGCATTAGCTTCTATGACCATGCCCGCTACGGATCCATTCGCTGCTACCTGAAGTACGTACGAGGAGGCGGCGTTCCCATTAATATCAGCTACAGCACTTGATACTGTTGTTACACTTGCTTCCGTAGCTATACCAACGGCGTACCAACCATTACCACTGGTAACAATAGAATTGGCTCCTGCCCCATTCGCCCTATAGACTTTGTCATTATTATCTGTGTCTATCCAAAGGTCTCCACTAGATATAGAGGTAGGTACACTAGACTGAGTAAATATAGTGGCTTTGCTATCATTAGAAGTATCTCCGACCGCTACCCAATTAGAAGTGCCAGTTGCAGTTGCCCTATAGAGCTTATTGCTATCGTCAGAGTCTATCCATAGGTCCCCTACAGTTATAGCAGTGGGGGCACTAGTTTGTATGAAAGTTTGGTTTTTACTAGCTGCAGTAGCAGAAACCTGATTAATTGCATTAGTTCGTGCTGTAGTTTCAGTTGATATAGCAGTTGCGTTTGAAGCAATGTTCGCAGTATTACCTGCTACATCTGTTTGTAAACTAGAGATAGCACTAGCACTAGAAGTTACAAGGTTGTCTCGTATCGACTCCCAAGCACTGCCATTATATCTGTATAGTTGGTCATCATCAGAATCAATCCAGTAGTCGCCTGTTACATGCCCACTAGAAGGAGCGGTAGCTTGGTAGAATTGAACAGGTATAGCATTAACTTCAGTAGTAAGATTGTTAATAGCAGTTGCTGAAGCTGCCACACCAGTAGTACCATGGTTAACAGTATTTTCTAATGCCGTTATCTTAGTAGAACTAGAACCACTTAAACCTACTGCAGTCGTTAAATTGCTTATAGCAGAAGCATTAGAAGCAACTCTAGTGTCTACTACAGCTACCCAAGCAGATCCATTATATCTATATTGTTTATTGCTATCGTCTGTATCAAACCATAAGTCCCCGGTGTTCGTACCTGTCGGTTCCGCGGTTTGGGCGTATACAGCGATACCAGAAGTATCATTTACTGCAACCCAATTAGAAGCTCCTGTAGCCGAAGCACGGTACATCTTATTCCCATCATCAGAATCTATCCAAATATCCCCTACTGAAATAGCTGTAGGGGCAGAAGTTGCTACAAAAGTTTGAGTTTTTGCATTTACTGTGGAAGTTAAGGAAGTTATAGAACTATTAATAGCTGTTATATCGTTGTCATTCCCAGTAACCGATGAAGTGAGGGCAGATAAAGCGCTAGATACCGCACCACTACCAGTGTACCCACTTAAAGCATTTTCTAAAGTTGTTATCTTAGTAGAGCTAGAACCACTTAAACCTACTGCAGTAGATAAATTAGAAACAGCAGTTGCATTACTAGTAATACGGGAATCATCAACAGCCACCCAAGCACTTCCACTATAACGATACTGTTTATTGTTATCATCTGTATCAAACCAAAGGTCGCCGGCATTTACACCAGTAGGTTCAGCTGTTTGTGCAAATACAGTTATACCAGAAGTATCGTTAACTGCAACCCAGTTAGAAGAACCAGTAGCAGAAGCCCTATATAATTTGTTGTTGTCATCTGAATCTATCCATAGGTCCCCTATAGCTGTAGCTGTAGGGGCAGAGGTTGCTACAAAAGTTTTAACTTTAGTTCCTACTGTCGTAGTCAAAGCAGTAACATCTGCGGCACTTGCTTTAGCCGCTATATCAGTATCATTATTGGTTATTTGAGTCTGTAACCCACTGACAGCGTTTGCAACTGCATTAGTACCACTATACCCATTTAAAATGTTATTAAGAGCTGTGATACTGCCTGATTGACTGGTTATAGTGCCTTCTGCAGAAGTAACTCTAGTTGTAAGCGCCCCTATAGCACTAGCATTTGCAGCTAAACCTGTAGTTCCATTCGTTATAGAAGAATTTAAAGTTGTAATATTTACAGAACTTGATATATCCCCTCGGTCACTTACGCCTGCAACAAGAAGTAAATCAGATGCGTTCTGTGATATAGAGTTCCCATTAGCTGTAATCTGTGTTTGTAAAGTGGTATCAGATGAACTTGTGGACCCGGCCGTGCTTGCTGCCCAGGTACTACCCGTGTACACAAATATCTCGTTACCGTTGTCGGTGTCCATCCATATATCGCCTGCTTGTAAACTCGTACCATCAGATCTTTGTGTAGGTGAAGATGTCGCCCTTAGAACTCTAGGTGTATTCGTAGTTAAAGAAGCTACATTAGTATTAGCAGTTGCAGCAGAAGTATTAATAGATTCTAACGTAGCCTGTAATGTTGCCGTAGTAGAACCTAACGTAACATTCAAATCAGAAGTAAGAGTATTAAACCCTGGTAACTGTTTAAGTTCTTCTGATAAAGAAGTCATAACAGCCCCTACATCAACAGCAGTAGTAGCGTCAGTCCCTTCTGTAGCATTAAAAGGGCCTTCTACGTTTGATGTACTTACAAACTTTACCCAATAATAATAAGTCTTGCCGTACCCTACTTCATCTGTGTACACAAAAGCATTGGTAGTAGAACGTAGAACAGCTCCACCTAAGGCATTTGCTTCTGATCTCCATATTTCTGTGTATGCGTGGTTAGAGTAGGAAGCGATATTCCAATCTAATATAACTTGTGTAAAAGAACCGCTTGCTTCTAGGCCGGTAGGAGCAGGTGGGACAGATAAATCTCCAGGAGGTTCCTCATCTGGAGGAACAAAATCAGTACCAGTAGCCCCTCCTATATTAGTTTTTACCCCTTTTGCTAGCCCACTATCAATTAACTCTCTAAGGGTAATAGCTCTATCTTTTGGGTCCCCTCTACGACCTAGCCTTACTTCTAAAGCCTCTTTCATAGAGTCAAGCGTTCCTTTTAGCTCAGGGTCAGTCTTAGCTGGGATGTTCTTTATAGCAGGAAGTTTTGTCTCAGGCATCAGATAGCCCTTAGTTCTTCAATAGATTCCCCTATACATACCTCGTTAACGGTTTTCGCACTTTCTACTTCTACGGAAAAGGTGCTACCGAGGCGTGCGGGTAACCTAAGTACTGGTTCAGGTATATCGGTAGAGCTTATGCTGACAGATCCCCCTGCAGCATTTACATAACTACCCGATACGGAATGTTGTGTTCCAGATAGGGCTATAGTCCCAGTGTAATATAGAGTCCCATCGGCATATACTTTTAATGTCACAGGGAATGCTTCTGCATCCACCTTTATAAAACCCATACTTGTGGGTTTAGGGGTAACAAACTCTTTAGATTTCCAATTATAAGTTTGGTCCGTGCTTCCACCTTGGAACTTTTCAATCTTGTTAGCTACTATTGTGTACAACTGATTATCGTCTGGATCTGTGAAACCCCCTCTAACAAGCGCACTAACATCTAACTCGTAGAAGGTAGCTCCATCATTGCTTTCTCTTGGGTCAAATATAAAACCTCCAAATCCGCTTCCTGTAGAGTAGAAGCCTACATACTTACCTTCCCATAAGAAACCTTTAATAGTGGAAGGGTAATAGTCAGCTTGCCATTGTTCAGGCGTTACTATCGCCTCTGTAAGTACAATTACACTAGATCCTTGTACACCTATAAGACCATCCGGTCCAGCATAGAACACAAATGCTCCCATATCTACCATAGAAAGTTTACTTAAACACTGCTGGCCTGTTTCTAACCTAAGTGCTTGCATCGATTGAGGGTCGTTCCCTACTACCACATAGGGCGTACCTTTTGTACCGACTAATAAGCCACCTTGTCCGACGGCAATACCTATAATCTCTTCTTCTATTGTTATTCGATACCCTGCTGGCCAAGCATGTGGCATGTATGGCTCAGAGAAACATATACGTTTTCCTACAAAACCCGCAAACATTCCCCCGGGCATTGCGCATAACCCCTTCATAGCCCCATCTGGGTAGGTTGCAGTATCTTCGTTAGGTGGTCCAATCCAATAAGTAGCAGGTATAACTTCAGCTAATTCACTGTTTGTAGAGGTATCTGTATATGTAGCAGTTGATAAATTTAATTCTGCCACAAACTGGAATAATGTAGTATTAGAACCTGTATTAGATCGGTAAAGACGTTTCTTAGTTAAATTAGTATTTGTCCTTCCTGCTGAACTACCTGCAGAAGTCTCTAACCCACTAATTGCTACGGATTGGTTATCATCTGTAGTAATAACTGTAGAGGCTGGGGAAGGAGGCCCCTCCTCTCCATAAGCAGAAACAAAGGTATATACATAAGAAGTCTCATAGTCTAATTTGGCGTCAGCTTTACCCCCTACTTTAACACCATTACTCACACTAGCAGTATCTCCAGCACCAGTAGCTGCAGCCGATAGCTCTAAAGTAAGAGTAGAAACACTGGGTACGGTTTTTACTTGAAATGTGCCATTTATGTTGTCGGCCTCAACCCCTTGTGTAGTAGAAAAACCTGCTAACGTAACATATTCCCCTACAACTGCTCCGTGCGCTGCGGCAGAACCAGAAGTATAACTAGTAACTGTTACTACTGCAGATCCATTAGCAAAGGTAATAACACCATCAAAACTAGTTTCTGCTACAACCGCTACCGTTGGGGCGGCAGTAGGAGCGGGAATACCCAACCGATATGAATTGTTTGGGTAACTAGAACCTCCTACAATATCAGAGGATCTACCCATCTTAGGATACGCCCCATCCCCCGTCCAATATACTGTATTGTTAGTATCTCCAGCAATTGGTCCAGGTACTACGTCTACGTCATCATCAAATTGGAGCCAACGTACAGGATCATCTGTATATTTAAAAATACTTTGTTTAGAGGAACTAGCTAAAGTTAAAGCGTCTGAGTTGTCTTTTATTGGCGCAAGTCTACCGCTTTCAAGGTTTATATCCGTTGCAGTTTGTGCAAGGTTTTCCTTTAAAAGACGGGGAGATAGGCGGGGTGCAATGCCACCGAATCTATTAATTTTGAAATATGCCATATTCTATTCATTATATAGTATTACGAACCACTGCTTGTAGTTCTAGACTCCTTCTTCCTACTTGTTTAAACCACCTGCTATCTTCCATTTCAGCAGCCATTTGTTCCCAATTATGTTCTCTACAAGCTTTCATCATATTCTTAAAATTAGAAAGTCTTGTTCCCCCTAGATTAAAACACATATTGACTAATACATGTTGAATATCTTCAGGTAAATTATAGAAGTCTTCCTCTGTGCCAAACACATGTATAGCTTCTGTTAGATGCTTGTCAAAGTCATCTGCAAAATACATATCTACTACTTCTTGTGATACTTTCGTCCCAATTTCCCAGTCATATTCAGGGTCGCCTGGTTGGCAAAGATGCCCCACACCAAGGGTTTTATAGCCTAAGCTATCTTCATATATCTCTAAAACTTCACCCTCGTGACGTTTTATATCTTCTTTACATTGTTCTATATTCATTGTGTGATGATCCCGGAGTTTTTAACTGGTTTTATATTATCTTCTACCATTATTACTTTCAGATCAGAAACAGTTTTTTGTTGAGCTGTTTCTATCTTCTTCATTTCGTATTGGGAATCATTCCAATCACTCTGAAGACGTACTAACATGTTAAAAGATTCCGCTGCTCTTGGGCTTAGTTTATCAATTTCATATGATTTGTTTTCGAAATTAATAACATTTGCTCCAGGTGTTACTCCGTTACTTTCTTTTTTAGCCATTTTTCCTCCTATGAAAAAAGTTTATCAAAGCCACTTGCCGCAATAATAAGAAGATATAGTCCAACGATATATCTAGTGAACTTAGCGTCCATAGCATCGAACTTAGCATCTCCTTTATCTAGGCGCTTTTCTATGTTGCCATAACGTATAGCACACGTTTTCTCGTGCGCTTCTATATTTGCCAACGCTTCTTTTGCTGTAGCCATGTACCGATTATATGGTAATATATTCACATGAGCAAACTTGTATGGACAGATTTAAGCTATGACGGCGTACGGGATATTAGTGGAGACACCGGGGCGGTGTCCACCTCTGGCTATGCGCAGGACAGACCTAGGACTAATGGTTCTATAACAACATCTTCTACTTCCACCACCGCTACTACTGTTATGAGAGACTGGGCAAACTCTGCTGTAGTAGATCAGTCTGTTGCTTCGTGGACTTCCAGTGTACCTCAACTAAAAGGCAGTATATCCGTACTTAATTATTTCTATGGCTGGGGCACGTCCGGGGGCATACAATCTGTATCTACTTCGGGTAATAGTACCCAGACCGGAACTATAATGACTGGGGACACCAACTATACAACATCTGCTTGGCCACTAAATAGTGGTACTAATCAACCTAGCGGTACTAACTGGGACAGTAATAAATGGCTAAGTGCTGCAGGGATCCATTTTGTAGATACTATTGTAGACACCTATTACTTCAAACTAGCCTTTGAGGGAGGGGGAGCCGGAACAGGAGATACTGACTGGGATTCTGTATATGTAAAATGGCATGGAAGTGGCCAAGAGGGCAAAAAGTTCACTAGGGGGTCTAATGATAATGGTGTATATGCGGTAGTTTCATATAACTCCAGGATTATATACTCATGGATGTCCCTTTCTGCTTTCACTAGTAGTTCGGCCACTGATTTTACATTAAGCTTTGAATAATGTTTACTGCTAAAAATCTAAAGTTCTCAGAAATACAAACCCACTATACCAATGGTGATTTTGAAAGGTTATACCTAAGCTCGAAACCTTATATAGCAGCAGGAAACCACCACTATGACTATTACAGGAATGGTGATATATCAGATGATGAGTTTGATGCAGCCTACAGCGCTGGGGATGATGCCTATTTTATTAAATATTGGTATAAACATAACTCAGACTACACAGGGGGTAGAGGGGAAAATAGCTATCTTACTGCTGTATATGAAGATGGCTACTTACTCACCTTAGAGTGTGTATTTTATGACCCATCCGATAAGAGTATAAATGTATGTAATGGGCTTGTAGGTCCTAATACTTCTAACTCTAAAGAGTATATCTATAATGTAGAATGGCAAAATGCTAGGGTTTCTCTTTGGAAGACTTTAGGGGCGATTAAATCAAAGGCGGTAACAGATAAAAACTCCCCTATGAAAGCCAGCTATGAAAGAGTTAAACACGCAGGTTTACAACAAACAGGCTCTTTAGTGGATTGGAACTCTCAAAGCGTTACAGAGCTTACTAAAGAATACATATATTATGATAGGGATGATCCAGAGGTAACAGACCATATTCCAACAATGGATGGAAGTACTAAACCTGACACCCCTATACCAGAAAAGAAAGTTGAGAACACCTACACAGTCGTGTATGAGGTTGTAACAACTGATTACCTCTAAACAACGTCTCCTGGAAATCTTTGCGTCCATATAGTTAAACTATATTTAGTCCCTTCTGTAAGTTCCGTACATTCATGTGGATGTGAAACTGCCCCAGGGAAAAGAAGTAGCTTCCCTCTAGGTATTTGCTCATTTGTAAAAGTTTGCCTTGGGAAAGAAAGATTCCCACCCTTATAATCTTCATTAAGTTTAACAGATCCTGTAACATAAGAAGCATCATGGTGTAGAGGTAACTCTTTTTGAGTATCTACTGCATACCTCATAACAAAAGCATCCCTAACCCCATACATTTGAATAGGTGTCCAATGTTTTTCTATAATAGGTACTATATGGTTATCCCAATGTGCTGACAATTCAGCCCAAAGGTTTAACTCCTGGAGTCGTATCTCTTGTGCTGGGAACTTATCATAGGCTAAGCTAGACCATTCCCCATTCTTATCCGCTATCTCAATCATCCTATCACATTGCTCAGGAGTCATAAAATCAGCTACGATCATGTCTTCTCTAAGTACTTCATACGTGTTAGAAGGGGTAAGAAACATAGGGGCTCTATCTGTATACATCTCAGAATAGATCCTATTAAAAGTCTCTTTTGCCTCAGTCCCCCCATTTCCATGGTATATACAAGGGCAACATGTAGTTAATTCATTGTGTAATTGATCTCCTAACATAGTTATATTAGGCTCATGGCATTGGAATATATAACCTTCCACATCTAAAGCAATATCGTATTTACCACTTAAGAATGCGTGCTGGTAGAAAAGCTGGTCATCCCCGTCATCCGATACACTTCCATATTCTACTATTTTTTTAAGTTCGCCTACTTCTCCTATAAACGTACCAGAGTTGAGATATCGGTAGGGGGTATGTACGGGAGGAAAATTATCTGCTAATCCTTCATCCGGCCAACAGAACACCTCAGAGGAAAAGATAACTTTATTACCAAAGTCCTCATATCTTTCTACTATAGTATCTAAACCATCTGCATAAAAAACATCGTACGCATCTGTGAAGAGTACAATATCCGTATCCGGAAGGGTATCTAGGTGACGTTTGAATAGGTTAACTTTCATTCCCCCACCTGGGCCTGACATGTCTGTCCCCTTCCATTTAACTCCATATCCAATATTTGTAAATTCAATATTGTGAAATTTAGCAGATGTCATAAAGGCATCCATCTTTCCTACATCTGTTCCGACTGTTAGTACGTGTGTATGTTTCATTATTCTCCTGTCATTTCTTATATCAGATGGTAAATCATCTGCAAGAGCTTGATTACAAGAGTCTTTTTGTAAGGCAAGAGCCATAAGGCTACCTGATCTTATTTGCTCAGGAATATACTCATCTACAGGTATTATACCTTCTTCCATAATATTAGTATTTAAAAGCTTTTTAGCTCCTTTAGGGCATATAACATAAGCGGTCGTGTTATATGGGTACCAAGGTCTTTCTAACCTATCACTTACTTTTATAGTGTTCTCTGGTTCATTTTCATTACGTTGTAAATACAACATGTCCCAGTACCCTATAGTATATTCGTAGAAAGGCTCATCCCACTCATCCTTATTAATAATAGCATCATCTTCTATTACAAGGATAGGTTCATCCAGCTCTACACATTTCTGCCACATATTTCTATGAGATAGAAAGCAAGCTACTTCAGTAGGGATAATACCCCTACTCTGAAATGGGTCTATCCACCCTGGTCTAGTTTTATACCAAGATAAATCTTGATTTAAGCCATCAACAGCCTCTACAAATGTGTAATCTTCTAAGGTTGGATTTTTATCTATAAAGTGTTGTTTACGATCTGTTCTATGCTCTAGGTTTATTACAAACTTTTTTAACGCCATTTAGGTCCCTCCACCCAAGCTACTAGGGACTTACGTACCCCTGAAGTAACAGGTAATACTCTGTGTCGTATAGTAGAAGGAAAAACAAGAATAGAACCTTGTTTCTTTAAAGCTATTTCATTTGGGTTTTCATACTGAGGGTCTATCTCGAATTTACCCCCCTCATAGTCTGCAGGGTCAGAGAGTTGGATAATAATACTTAGTTTTCTATCAAAACTTGAGGCATTCCCCCAGAAAGTATCATGGTGCCAGTCGTAATGCCCGTCATCTGTGCCTTTATATACTGTGTACTGTATGTCCCATATATTAGTAATATCTACTCCAAAAGCGTTCCTATTGGCTGTAGCAACATAATTCCATAGTAACTTTGCTATGGTGGGAGAAGTTGAAGGAGAAACCCAACGGAGTTCAGATCTACGAATAGATAAATCTTCTTTTGCGTCTATAAGTTCTATATGTCCTACCGTTGCTGGTTTTACCTGATAGGTTTCACATTCCTTGATAATTGAGTCTACTGCGACGCGGTCTAGCTCCTCTGACCACATCTGCCATATCTGATTCATAACTCCTCCTGAGTTCTTTATTCCTTATCTGCTAGCTCTTTTATTGCTTCTACTAATAATGGAATTAATTTATCATACCAAATAGTTAGATACTGGTCATCTATTGGTGCTTCTGTTATAACTTCTGGTAATACTTTTTTGACTTCCTGAGCACTTAGACCTACTTGACGTTTATCATTATCGTAACCTAAGTCTTTTGCAGTTTGGTTATCTTTATAATAAAAACCAGTTAAAGATAATACTTTTTCTAAAGCATTCTCAATAGGTCCTTCAAAGTCTTTTAATCTTTCATCTGAGTAATAAGCAGTAATGTTATTAGTTGCTCTAATTTCACCTGCTGTTCCTGATGCACCTGTATT